TTGTTCGTTCCAGTCGGACTGAAGTTCATTTAGATAATGGAAGCATGATTGTTTCTTTGCCTCCGAGTGAGGCTACAATTAGAGGATATACCGCAGATATTGTGTTTATCGACGAAGCGGCGCATATTTCGAGTGACGATTTGTACTACGAAGTTATTATGCCGATGGTTATTCGCACGGGTGGGCGGATTGTTATGACTTCGACACCTTACGGGCAGTCAGGATTCTATTATGATATGTATCTTGAATGGTCGCAGGACGACAGGGCTAAGATTTTTCATTTCCCTGCGTTAAATAAAGATGGAACTCCTTTAGCACCTGGTGTGGATATTCGTGATTTAGAAGTTCAACGAGCATCTATGGGTCCTACTCGTTTTGCCGTTGAATATTTAGCAGAATTTGTTGATGATGGGGTTTTGTTTTTCCCAACTACTTTGGTTAAGAGTGCTTGTGCTGATTATGAACTTTCACAATATGGCACTGCTGACGGAGAATATTATATGGGAGTAGATTGGGGTAAACAGAAGTCTTCCACAGTAGTAACTATTGTTCAGAAAAATAAAATGGGTCCGCATAGGATTGTGTTTGTTAAAGAATTTCAACAAGTTTCTTATGACCAAGTTATTGGACACATAGCAAATTATGCTGAGAGATTTAAAATCAAGAAGTGTCTCGCAGATACAGGAGCGGGTCTTGCTCAGATTGACCAACTGAAAGCGATGGGATTGCGAATTGATGGATTCAATTTCACAGTTCAAAGTAAGGTTGATTTATTTTCGCACTTACGTCTTTTAATGGAAACTAAAGATATAGAACTTCCTAATATTGAGAAGATGAAAGGGCAATTAATTTCCTTTACTCAAGAGATTTCTAAGACAGGAAAAGTCATGCTTAAAGCACCACCTGGCTTACACGACGATTATGTAGATTCGCTGGCTTTGGCAGTTTATAACCTAAAACGAGGTAGGGCAAGCATGTTTTTCAGAAAAGTTCGTAAGAAGACCGTTAGTCGTCGGTCTCGTTTTTAGGTAACATTTAAATACTAGCTCTGTGTCACTTATAAGTAGTAGCTCCTTTCAAAATCATGGCATTTAAACTTCCATCAATACGTTTATTCCGAGAAGCTGGCAAAGGCAAAGTCGGAAATGTAAAAGGGTTCTACCAATTTTTTAATCAAGACCAAGAACTTGGTCACAAGTTAGAAAAATATGAAGAAATCTATAAGAAAGTGCCTATTGTACAGGCAGCTATTAATTATACCGCAGACCTTGCTGTCGGAACAGGTTATAAGCTTATTTCAGAGGATGAAAAGGCTAAGGCTGAGGTCGCAGAAGTTTTAGAACAGCAAGATTTTGGATTATTATCACATAGATTAATCCGACATTTGCTTGTATATGGAAATGCGTATGTTGAGATTGTTAAGTTAGGGGATAAGCTCGTAGACTTAAAATTACTTCACCCAAAGAATATGGTTGTTGATACAGATGATACTGGTGACGTTAAAGGATACAAGCAAGAACTTGGACAAGGGAAGACTATTAATTTCACTTCTGAAGAAATTGCTCACTTTAAGTGGAATGTTATCGGAGATGAGATATACGGAACCTCAGCAATCGAATCAGTTGTAGAGGCACTCAATACTAAGTTACAAATGGAGAGCGATTTAAGAATAATTTCTCACAGATACGCAGCACCTCAGATTCAGTATGCTATTGGAACTGACGCAGAACCAACGACTGAAGAACAAATTACAGAATTCGAGAGTCAGTTAGATAATCAAACTCCAGAAATGGATTTAGTTACTTCTCACGTAGTGAAGGTTAATAATATTAGACCTTTAAGTGGAAGTATTGGTGTTGAGGAATTCCTTAAACATATGGAGAATCAAGTTATCGCAGGATTACAAGTCCCTGAAGTGGCATTAGGTAGAGGTCAAAATAGCACTGAAGCAACAGCTAAAGTTCAATTAGGTATCTTTGACAGGAGAGTTAAGGCAATTCAGCGAGTTCTTACTCGTCAAACTGAAAGATTAATAATTGAACCAATGGTTGGAGATGATGTTGTAGAAATTGAGTTTGGAGAGTTCGAAAAAGAAGACGAAGATGTTAAAGTTAATAGATTGCTTCGTTTGAAGTCCGCAGGAATTGTTACTGCTGAGTATGTGGCAAACCAATTAGATATTAACAAGAAATTTATTCCTAAAGAAACTGAAGAGAAACCGAGCAATATATCTAACGTCAAAGGCGTAGATGACTCAAAAAAGGACGTAAATCCAAAGAAAATGCCAATGAAAGAAGGCATTTTCTATATAAATAAGTCTGGAGATATACAGGAGTTAAATACATAATGGTATTGCCCTTTAAATTAGTCACAGACCCAAATAACTCACAAAGACGTATCCCTGTATTTGAAGGGGATGATAGAGATGTTATATTCCGAAATTCAAGACCAGTTATCACAGAATCACCAGGATTAAGTGCTTCAACCAATCTTAACAACAAATGGAGTACTTTGATAGATTATAAGAACCGTGATGTAACTGTAACAAACGCATTGAAAAGAGGAGATTTTGATGATGACAACAAAGTAGCAGCAAGAAAGTCATTGAGGAATTATTAAAATGGAATTTGAGAAAGTATTGAAATACAATGTAGAGTTTTTCGCAGAGAGAGATTCTGAAGAAGGTAACAACGAAATTAGCGGTGTTGCCATTGAGGAAACAACTTCATTAAACAAGGTTAGATACCCAGCAGAAGTTCTTCAGAGAGCAGCTGAAAGTTTAAAAGGTGTTCCTCTATTAAAGGACCACAATAATTCAGTTGATAGCATCGTGGGGCGAGTAACTGAGGCATTATTTGACGAGAATTCAAAAGCAGTAAGATTCAAGGCACACATTATGGACAGCAAAATCGCAGAGAAAGTGAAACAAGGTTTAATCAAGCACGTATCTGTAGGGTCACATTTTACAGGTGTTAAATCAGAGAGAGCGGAAGGTGGAGCACGCGTGTTCGTCCCGACCGACATCAGGTTCCTTGAACTTAGTTTAGTGGCAGTACCAGGCATTCAAAATGCTATGATTGATACAGCTATCGCTGAGTTCGTTCAGGAAAATACATACGTCTTGGAGAAATTAGAGAAAGAGACAGAAGAGCATGAATTGTTAAGAGTGGAAAAATTACTACTCGAAACTAAACTACTTAGTTTAGAAAAACAAAGGAGGAAATAAATATGGCAAAAACAACAAAAGAGCTCATTGCTGAAATTGAAGAATTGAAAGCACAAATTGAGCAACAAGAAGAACCTGAAGCAGAAGCTGAAGAAACATCAGAAGAAGAAACATCAGAAGAAGAAACTACTGAAGAACCTGAAGCAGAAGCTGAAGAAACAGATAACGAAGAATTGTTCAAACTGAGAAGAGAATTTAAATCTTTAAAGCGAGAAATGTCTTCATTGACACGAGAAGTTGTAAAAGCTAAGTCTCAAAAGGCGGAAACCGTTCAAGCATTACCAGAATACATGTCAAGCGAAGTAAAGAAAGACAAATTCGGTAACTATTACGCTGAATGGAATTACGATGTTTTCACAAACAGTAATTTGAGATAAGGAAATAAAATAAAATGGCAAGTACATACATGACGAATATGCCTGGTACAACGTATCACGCAGTAGCAAGTGGTGCTGTAACCGCAGGTGACTTAGTCGCCTCAGCAGCAAGCGATGATGTTATGACGGCAATAACTTCAGCAGGATATGTTGAATCAACGGTCTTAGTAGCAACAGCAACCAACTCAGATGACGCAATCATTGTGGGAGTAGCCCTTACAGACGCAGCAACAGGAGAAACTCTCTCTGTAGCAACATCAGGATTATTCATTTTCGAATCTGGAGCAGCAGTCACAGCTGGAGCATTAGTAGCACAAGAAACTACAGCTCAAAAGCTTGAAGACGCAACAGCATTCGCAAAGGTAATCGGAAAAGCACTTACGGGTGCGAGCGCAAGCACTAAATACGTGCTGGTGAAATTGAACATATAAAATGACAAATCCATTAAGTACAGGAAGTACATCCACAGGAAGTAACGTATTAGCACCAACAATGGTCTACAAGACTATTATGGAAGCAGTACGAAAAGGACTTGTGTTTAGAAATTTGGCAGCAACAATTATACCACCTGCGCAAATTCCAGGTTCCGCAATCAAAGTGAGTCTACAAGATGTCGATTCAATTACTGTTCACGCAGTAGCTGAAGGGGCAGAGATTCCTTATGACCACGAGAGCTATACACAACGAACATTAACACCAGTTAAGTACGGAGTGAATGTTGGAATTACACGGGAAATGATTGAAGACAGTCAGTTCGCAGTTGCTTTATTGAACGCAGGTAGCGCTGGTTATGCTTTGGCAGATAAGGAAGATTCCTTAGTTGTCACACAACTTAGTTCAGCATCAACAGCAGCAGGACACGATGTAGCAAACGGAAATGCTACGTTACCAATTACGGACATTACAGAAGCTATACAGAATCTCGAAAACGACGGATACACCGCAACCCATATGGTTATCGGAGTAGAAATCGCAAACGATATTCGAAACCTTGATACCTTCACAGAAGCAGACAAATCAG